TTTAAGCGCACCATACGCACCTGGATTAGTTACAGCAAATGGTTTACCAGCTTGACCTTTAGCTGTATTTATTTCTGCAGCACCAATTTGATCAAGATCAAATAAATATTCACCATTAGCGCCACGTGCTAAACCGATGTCTGTTGTAAGCCATTTAATAGCAGCCGCATTACCTTTTTCTGATTGGTACGTCCTAAAGGCACTAGGAACGTTTTGAAGAAAAGCCGTTGGGTTTTGAGTTAGAATTGTAGTAGCATTAGCTACTCTCATTTCTGAGTTTAATTTTAATTCACGCTCACGAGCTTTCGTCTGGACACCTTGGTCAACCCTTTGAAGGGCTGCCAAACCATCACGTACCATCTCAGGTTTATAAGCTAAGACGTTAGTCTTTTCAAAAAACTCTCTTTTAAAATTAGCAAGAAAAGCTGCAGTTTCAGCTGCGTCTAACTCACCAGCTTCCGACAAAGCTTTGTTAAGTTGCTGTGGATAGATATTGGTTAAAATATAATTAACCCTAGCTTGGTCTAATTTATAACGACCGTTGCTATCTAAAGATCTAACTTTAGAAATAGCAAGTCGATCACCACCTTTAGCTTCTGCTACATCTAGTTCACTTTGACGTACTTCTTCTGTAGCTGCTAATTCATACTCACCTAAGACTTGATTAATTACTTCGTCTTGATTAGGATTAATTAAGAACTCATTAATTGCTTCTTGAGCACGTTCGTCAGACTTTACCTTTTGTATCTCTTCGTATTTTTCTGCAGCTGTGTTACTTAAATTAGCAATATTTGCAAAGATTGCAGACTGTGCGTTTTGATTTGCTATTAACTGAGCTTTAGCAGTTGCTGAATCCATCTGTGTTTGACGGATCTCAGTGTTTTGATTCTGCGTTTGGATGTCGTAGTTTCTTTTACGAGCTGTTTGTTCATACTGCTGGTTTTCTTTCATCTCTTGGGCGATGCGTTGCCGTTGAGAGATGTCAGATTGAGCAGCAGCTTGCATACCTTGTACGACACGATTGCTTTCTTCACGCATACGTGAGATAGCAGCATCACTTACTTGTTGTGGGGAGAACCCTCTAGCTTTAGTAGCGCCTCTAAATTGTACTTGTTTTGCCATGATTATTTAATAATTTAGATTACCAGGCCAACCTGCTTTTACTGCTGCTGATTTTTTTGGTTTAGGAGGAGGACTCTTATAAGAAGGTTTAATACCTTCTGCAATTGATGTTGCAGCTGATGTAAACCCATCAAATATTGGTGCAAACGTACTCTCTCTAGTAGGGGCTTGAACAGCTCCTGGTTGGACTTTCATAGGTGCAACAAAGATACGTTCTGGTCCCATTGTAGGCTGAACTAATTCAGGAAGCCTTTCAGGTTCAATCATCATTTGTGCTTTAGCATTAATATCAGCAGCATAACGTTGTAAACCAATCTGTTGTAGGTTACGTTGTGATTGCTCTACAGAACTAGACAAGCTAGCATCCATAATAGCTGCGTTACGACCTAAAGCTGCAATACTAGATTGAAGTGATTTAGTACGTGAATTACCAGCTTGTCCTAATGCAGCTTTACCTTGAGCTTGTAATTGATCAACAAGCATACCTTGACGATTAAAAGCATCTTCAGTTCTAAGATCATTCAGTGCTGATTGTTCAGCTTCATAAGCTTGCATTCCTGCAATGCTATTATAAGTAAGTTTATCGTTTTTGTTTTCAACAGACTTACCGTATTGTTTTACAGCTTGTAAGTACTGATAATCTTGAACATCTCGATTATACTTCCATTCTTTTACAGCAGTTTCCCACTGATAAGCTCTGTTATTTCGATAGTTTTCTCGTTCAGCGTTGTATGCTTCTATTTGATAATTGTTAGTTTGCCGGGCAGCAAGTTGTGCTTGATATTGTTGTGTTTTGTATGCGGTCTCAGCAGCTTGATTTCTTCCAGCAGCATCAGATGAATCCTTGACGCCCTTAGTAAGACTTGCTAAACCACCTATAAAGAGATCAATCATTAAGACCTCCTATAGAAACGTGGAGAATAGTTTCCTTCCCACATCATTGACACCAACGATACAGGGTATGGTAAATTACTTGTCACTTTAAGTTCAAAATTAGTATTACGTTGATGGATGGGTACAGTAAAAGTTTTCTCTTCTTTAATTGGATTACTATCACCTGTATAGTAACTAGCTTCAGCTACATTTTTTACAGCAACCCATTCGTTAGAACCTGTAGCTTTTGATTTAAATACAACAGCACCAGTCCTACCAAGTGAAAAGTTAACTCTAGCGATAGTTAATGTTGCAGTATAATCAGTAGTGTTTGCATCACGTCTGTAGTAAAACTTAGGTAGTGTTACTTCAAGGTCATAGTTATAACCTACAAGCATACCGTCAGCATAACCACTAAAATCACCTTGGATTTCAAAGTAATAATAACCAGTACCTGGTTCAGTAAAACCGTCAACTTCAGCCCAATAACCAGCATCTGCATCTAGAGCAGCTGATGTATTATTAACTTCTGCTTTAGGTACATTAAGGAGCATAGCACCTTTTTTAGTACTGAGTGGTTTATAAGGTAAGTAGATCTTAGTACGATCTAACGCTACTTCATATACAACCGCTGAGACGCCTCCACCAGGGCTCACAGGACGTGTAGCCATGTCTAGGCAAGCATTGCCTTCAAAAGATGTTGCGTTCGATACAGAGTCTCCTGCAGGTATCTCATCAAGCACTATAGAACCAATAGAATATTCATCTTCAAACTGCTGAACTACGACAACATTATCGTTGATAATTTTTGCAGCTTGAATAATACCAGGTAGTTCCCATTTAGTCCAAGCTTGGAATAAGTCTTTCTCACCGTTGTTATAATAACGATATAAATACAGGTAATACGTATCTCTATCAACTAGCATTACAACAGAGTTAGGTGGACTCGTAGTAATATTATCTACAGTAGCAGGTATCCATTCTAATACTGCTTTACTAATATCTACAACAATAGGACTTTGCTCTACATCACGTAGTGCCATAGTAAAGAGTTTACTATAACCAGGTAATCTACTGACAAATGCAGAGGTAGTACCAATGTCTACAGGAGAAATATCAGTTGCCATCTCATAATTAGAGAGGTCACGAATTACAGCAGAAGTAGGTGTCAGTGCACTAGCATCAGTTGCATACAATTGAAATTGTTGCCGTTCACTAAACAAGATAAGACCTTGTGGTGACGGTAACACATCAGACAACGTAACAGGACGTACACTAGATACATTTAAATCAATAGGGTCTGAAGCAATCTGTGTTAGTGCTGACTTAACAAAGAAATTATAGGTATCATTAGCAGTTCCTAGAACTATATTATCTCCAGACAATACACCAAAACGGTTACTGTAGAAGAAGCTAGATGTAATAGGTGAGCCAATAAACGACGGGATAGGACTGGTTACATCATCACCAGCAAGCCTAGCTGTGTAAGCAATAGGACCAAAAGTAAATGTAGTGGCACCAGTGTTAGCTAACTCATGTGGCATGGTTGCATTATCTAAACCAGGAGAAGCATCACGTGCTACTGTTTCCTTCCAGAAACCACGACCTCTGTTTAAAGTAGTGTCGTAAGCAATAAACTTAACATGGTAATCATCTTCAGCACTATCACTGTTTAAGATTTTTACGTAATGATCACCAAAAGATTCTAGTGGTAATTTGTCTACAGCAGTTACACTATCTTCAAATACTTCAAGTGAAGTGTTATTAAGACCACCTCTAGAATCAATTGAAAAGGCTAAAGGAGTACCAGTCACTGCACTGTAATCAGTTTTAACTGCATTAGTACCAGTACTGCGTTTAATAACAATACTATTGTTGTAACCCTCTAAATACCAAATACCATCAAAATCTGAGTTAGATGCTGTATGCTGCGCTTCAATAGTATCTTTAATTTTATCAATTAAATGGTGATTAGTGTCAACATCTGATGCATTATACAACAACATATCATCAAATGTTGTGCTATTTTGAGCTGTTACTTGGGCTTCTATGTTTTGAAGAGTAACTGTATAGTCAAACGTTTCTACAAGTGTAATTAGTTTAAGCGTAGCAACTGAATCAGCAACAAACGTACCAGCTGCTTGCATAGCAGTGGTAACAGTTTTGTTTGTAATAATTGTAGTATCTTGAATGCTACGGAAATGATAATCGTTCGAGCTAGTACCAGTTAAATATGAAGTACCATTATTGGTTACAGTACAAAAAGTGCCAGTATCTGCTGTCCAGATATAAATGTTAGTACCTTTAATAGCACCAATATAAGAACCAGCACTAGCACGGTCAATATAAAACCATACTGCATCTGCTAGTTCTGCTTTAGTAAATACATCACCATTAGCTTTTTTTAAAACATTAATATGTTCCATACCAGGTCTTTTAAGTAGACCAAAGGTAGGGTCAGGATAACCATTAATGCATTCAGTTATCTGACCTTCTAATTTTTTGTCGTCATTTTGTTTAGAGACACCACCAAGAAAGTTAGGTGTTAATTGAGTTACTGCTGGCATTATCGAATCAGGGAGTCAAAGGGACTGTAGCTCTTGTAGTAGTTACCTTGTTTTGGTGCACCAAAGAAGCTATGGTCACCTTGATTACAATCGTATTCAAGAGCCATTGATCTTGTATAAGCTTCTTTTTGTTGTAGCATTTGGTATTGATTTGGGTCACCAATAATTCTACTAGATACAGTAGCAGCTGCACGTGCTACAATATAAGCCTGAATAGGTTGAGGGATATCTGAATAGTCTCGTTCCCATACTACATCAAAATAAAGGGTTTCATCTGTATCCCAAATGTCAGTATGTTTAATAGTATCATAAACATAACCAGCACGATTGACAACATTACGACCAAGATTGTTTGTATAGTCTTGGCTTAAATCCATTTGGATTACATTGTTAGGGATTGGTATTTTTTTAGTACCATCAGGTTTAAACTGATCGTAATTTCTTTCTGTATTATAAGCCCACCCTTCAGATTGTACTTCACGTGAAGTTTCTTTTAATGTATCACGTGAGATTGCAACATCTGGGTTAGTTTGAGTTTCTACTTTTTGTGTAACAATAGCTCTAGATAGATCAAGAAAACTATCTGAAGTACCTACTGTTTGGGAAATGTTAGTGGTGTACTCATACAGGATAGGATCTAATGTTAGTGTAGTAGACGATGCATTAGCTGCACTAACTGTATAAGTATAGGGACCAGAACCACTTGGTCCTGATTGCACTAATACATTAGCAATTCCAGTTCCAGTAATAAAAGTATTCTTCGGAATATATGGGGATGGAGAAGTAAGTACATTACTTGAAATAGAACCTGTGGTAGAAAACACGGTTTCAGTAGTGGCAATTGCTGTATTATTAGCAACACCAATACCAGAAATGTAAGTACCAGCTGGAATATTATTTGTATTAGTGAAGAGAGTAGTAGAAGCTAAGAAGCCTGTAATTCTTGACACTTCATTGAAGACAAGAATTTCTTCTGTATCTAGCGTTGAGACAGGAGCCTGACCAACTGACGCCAGGATCTGATTAACAGCTTGTAGCTCAGTATTGGAGCCAGTAGTAGGAAAAGGCATAGTTTGATAATGAGTATTATTCTCAATAAAGAATTAAAAAAAAGGAGCCTCCGAAGAGACTCCCAGTATAATATAAATTAGAATGCGGCAGGCTTGGTAGCAGTACCGGCAAACAGTTCAACAGCAGCAGCTGGGTTCAGGTAGTCAGCACCCATGGCCAAACGGCCAAGGATCACATCACCCTGATAGATAACAGAAACGTCACCACTGGTCACTTGGACCTGAGGAGCGATCGCTTCAACACAACCAGCAGCTTCACGCTGGAAGATCAAACCACAGCTATTAGCAAATTCGGTTTCTTCACCGTACTCATTGTTGATACCGGTAACATCGTTAGCAGCATCTTCAACAGCTTCGGATACGAACGAACCGCTGTTACCAGGATCGGTAACACCAGGGTTAGTAGCAGAACCAGTACCGTACTTAGTACCATACTGAGAGAAGAAAGGAATATTCATGGACTTGAAGATCTTGATACCTGCAATCTCCACGATTCCGTCGCCACCTTGCAGTGCGGAACCTTGGACATCGCGATTGATCAGACCATTAGAACCAACAGCTTGGATCAGTGCATAGTACTGGCGGGGGTTCAGAACGCCCACACGCCCATCCTGACTGACTCCCTTTTCATCCATTGCAGCGGCAGCATCATAGAATGCGTCTACCAAAGCAGAAGAAGAATAAGCATCAGATGCGTTAGAAGTAGTACCAACACGAACCTGAGTACCACCAGGCTCAACATAGCCAGTAGCAGTGATAGGTGATGCTGCACGTGCGCCACGAGTGACGGCACGGAAGATCAAGCGGTCATACTTTTCTGCCAAGGCGTAGCCGATTTTACGTGAAATCTCCGACCTCAAATCGTAATGAGAAAGAGTCTCATCAAGGTCATAAACGAAAGCTGAACTGATCAGCAAATCATCAACCGTGATGGTCTTCTCAGCCACAGGAGGTGCATTGTTGGTATCACCCAAAATGCTATTTCCTGGCGTATGGAACTCACTTTTGGTGCGCCCGGTGTAGATGAACTGCAAAGATTTGCCGTTCTTAAGTGTACGCTTCATCACAAGATCGCGGGCGATCGTGTTACGTTGGAAGCCTTTGAACATTTCTCCACTGAACAGTTTCAGATAGAGAGCGCGGGTATCACCCGCCAAGTTAGCCTGACCCAGCTGAGTTAGCTGAGCAGGGTTAGTAGAAGATTGAAAAGCCATTTAAAAAAAAGAGAGTAATAATGTATAGACTCTCAAAGATCTTTGAGTTATTTAATTTGTATTGTGGTCTATCCCACCGTCTAGACGGCAAAGGGTATCCTCGTAAGGGCCAATGCCAATAGTGATGAGGGGAATTGCACCCCTCTGTAAGATCTATCTCACTCAGCCTATCACAGGTGCCACTAAGGCTACAGGTGTAGAGCTAGTTGAAGCTAAGTCAAGTGGGAAGTTGTGAGCATTACGCTCATGCATTACTTCCATACCAAGACCAGCGCGGTTCAAGATGTCAGCCCAGGTGTTAAGGACGTGACCATCAGAAGACTGGATGGACTGGTTGAAGTTAAATCCATTCAGGTTAAATGCCATCGTAGACACACCAAGAGCGGTAAACCAAATGCCAACGACAGGCCAAGCGGCAAGGAAGAAGTGAAGGCTACGGCTGTTGTTAAAGCTAGCGTACTGGAAAATAAGCCTACCAAAATAGCCGTGCGCTGCAACGATGTTGTACGTCTCTTCCTCTTGTCCAAATTTGTAACCATTGTTATGAGATTCATTTTCTGTTGTTTCACGTACGAGAGAAGATGTAACCAAAGATCCATGCATAGCTGAGAACAAGCTACCACCAAATACACCAGCAACTCCCAGCATGTGGAAGGGGTGCATGAGGATGTTGTGCTCGGCTTGGAACACCAACATATAATTAAAAGTACCGGAAATGCCAAGAGGCATAGCATCTGAAAAAGAACCTTGTCCAAAGGGATAAACAAGGAAGACAGCCGATGCCGCTGCCACGGGTGCGGAGTATGCAACAAAGATCCAAGGCCTCATTCCAAGTCGGTAAGAGAGTTCCCATTCCCTACCCATGTACGAATAGATACCGATAAGGAAGTGGAACACAACCAGCTGAAATGGTCCGCCGTTGTAGAGCCACTCATCCAGGGATGCGGCCTCCCAGATGGGGTAGAAGTGTAGACCGATTGCATTGGAGCTGGGGACGACTGCCCCTGAGATGATGTTGTTTCCATACATGAGAGAGCCAGCTACGGGCTCACGAATACCGTCAATGTCAACGGGTGGAGCTGCAATGAATGCAACGATAAAGCAGGTTGTAGCCGCAATTAGTGTTGGAACCATCAAGACTCCGAACCAACCAACGTACAGTCGGTTGTTAGTACTGGTTACCCAGTCACAGAAGTTGTTCCAAATATTCTTTTGTTGTTGTAGCGCAATTGTAGACGTAGCCATTTAAATAATAGTGCATGTTTATGAAGCGATTAAGCATCGCCAATGAAGCGATTAAGTAAGACCAATTTAAAGACCTGGCAGTCTAGAGCTAGGGGAGGAATTGCACCTCCCTTATTCTATTTAGCTATTAGAAACTGTACTTGACTCCGACCTTAGTTCCGTAAGCATTTACATCATCAAAGGTACCAGCTACTTCTCCATATACGGAGAGTCGTTCAGTTGCTTGAACTGAACCGCCAAGCTTACCAGTAAGTTTGGTCTCTTCTACACCGCCATCAGGTGCAAAGATACTAGGCCCAGCTTGAATATAGTAAGAGCCTACTTCGTTACCTGATTCATACCCCAGATGAAAATCTGTGACATGACCAGTAAAGTTAGAGCCACTGAAACCAGCGTTGTTCTCAACGTTTACGTAGGTATTAGCGATTGCAGGGGTAGCAAGAAAGGCTACGGCAGGGAGGATAGCAAAAAATTTCATTGTAGTTTAGTTAAAAAAGAATAAGTATGTTTTGTACGATTACCATGAACACCCCAGCCTAACCAGTAGTATGCAGCATTCATGTAATAAGGAATAGTTTGATGATTAGTTTGAAAAGCATAAAGATCTTTTCTAAACCGCATCTCCTTTATCAGGTAATCTGTTTGACATTTAAGACCACTAGGATCTTCGTTGCGTTCGGCACAGTGGCTGCCAAGACCCTTGTACCGCTCAATAGATGTCCATTGAATCAAACCATAACCACCACGAAGGCAACGATCGTAAGGAACGATAGCACCACCCTCGCAGATGTTAGATTTGAAGTTAGACTCTTGCTGGATGTTACCCATAATGACTGCTAGTGCTGTACGGTCTGTCACACCAGCAGAAGTCTGTAGTTGTTCTAGAACGTACTGCTGAGGCGCAGTACATTGTGGGCATTCAATCATTTTTTCTTAGCAGTTTTAGCAGCTCGTTTAAAGTTGGCAGCAGTAGGAGCACCTTTGCTCCCTGGCTTACGCATCTTCTCACCTGAACCTTTTGCGATACGCATTTTCTTTGCGTGGATATTAGCGTAGAGACCTGATTTAGCCATTACTTTTTAGTACCTTTCTTAGGTGGCCTACCTTTTTGTGATCCGTAAGTTCCTTTACCTTGTGGCATTACCATACTCCAGGGATAATTTGTCCAGTCAATGCATACGCTCCAAGCGCAGCCATGACACCTAGCATAGCTAGGCGACCATTTAGTTTTTCCGCTTTGTCGTTGTGATTCACAGTGTAGTTTTCGTCAGTGTACATGGTAGGTTCTTTAGCAAAGAGATTTTGTTGTCCGCGATCGTTGGTGGTAACAGTCATTAGAATTCGATGTCAGAGTTTTGAAGTTTACGGATAACGTCATCCCTAAAAGCAGGATCATTATCATAACGCGGATCATTCATAGCTTGTACAAGTTCCTGTTGACTACGGAACTGAACATCTTGCTGTGCAGCAGAACGTTTACCAGTTAGCAACTGACCATCATTACCAACAGCATCTGTATATTTACTATTCAATGCTTGTACAGCAAAGAAGATAGAACTAGGATCACCCTTTGACATAACAGAATCATACATCTCTACTTCTTCTTTAGTAAAGTTTTGACCTGCCCAGTCAACCATTGATTTATAAGCTTGCTCACCACCAACCATTTCAAACAATTGGCTAGCTTGCTCTTCACTCAATTGTTCACCAGAAGAGTCTTCGTCTTGTACGTCTTCTTCATTAGAGCTTTGTTCTTCCTGCTCTACTTCTTCACCAACTTCAGGTTCATCATTTGATGTACCAAGTTTCTTTTGTAGTTCAAGATAAGCTTGTTCTAATGATGACTGGTCTTTAAATTTACCAGCCAACAGCGGTTGCTCTGCACCCTCAAGAGACTCAGCAACCTGCAAAGAGTCTTGCTCATCAGCATTCATGTCTGGCTGATCAGCAGGTGTATCATTCATCGTAAGTGTTTCAGGCATATTATTGTGGTGGGATTTGTTCTGGTGGTTGCTGCTGCAGCATTTGCATAGCAGCTTGTTCACGTTTCTGTTCGATAGCAGCCATCTGTGGTTGTTGTTGTTGAGCAGCCATCATCTGCTGTTGTTCCATAGCTTGTTGCTGTTCACCCTGCTGTTCTTCCATACTCTTCACAAGGTTAAGTACGTCGATACCAGAGGCAGCTGCAAGGCGTTTGATAACTTCATCAGTATTGATAAACTGACCAATAGCTTCAGGTCCAATAGTTTGTGCAATGACCTGTAGGAATTGACCAAGACTTTCACGATCTTGACCACGACCAAGGGCATTGATACCAGCAACAATGGTTGGTTTAACAATACCACCCTTAGGTAAGCGTGGGATTTCTCCAGTCTTTTGTGCAACAGAAAGTTTGCGGTTCAGATAAGGTACAAGGAACTCAACAGTTAGTAAGGAGAATAGTCCCCCAAGTTGTTGTTCAAGTTCAAGTTGTGTCATCCTAACCTCTTCAGCTGTTGTGCGTTCAGAGTCCCTAACGTTCATGATTAGGAATGCTTCACTCAAACGTTGAGTCAAAGACCCAATCATTTGATAAGCAGTCTGGAAGTCAGCTGTCTTACCAACCTGTACCACACCAATATCATCAGGTCGTCCCTGGATGATAGCACCATTGCCTGCCTTAGCAAGCGTGGCTGGTTTGGTGGTACTGCTTGGTGAGACAGTAAACACTACTTTAGCAGCTGCTGCGCTGCCTTCAACGATGGCTTGTGACAGAGCTTCAAGTGACTTTAGATCACCAATGAACTCTTCCACTCTACCACGTCCGTAGACCTCTCCGTCTACATGGTTAAAGCGTAGCACAAGCCAGGGGTTGCTGTCAAGAGGTGACTTACCCATAGACTTGGGTAGGATCTGATCGTATACTTCTTGATGCCATATCCAACGGTTGTTATCCAACGTGACATGCGTATAAATATCACATTCATCATTTGGTCCCGTTGTATTATCAGAGGTCTCATTAGTTGGACTCTCTTTGTAATCTGGGTAAAATTTTTTAAGTAATTTTTTCGAGATTGTTTCTTTTGTTACAATTTCTATAACATTACCGTTACCATCTCTATCTACTACATAGCGATTAAGAGGATAGAGCTTAAGCCCTTCCTTGCTCATAAAGATAAGAGCATTACCAGCTACTACTAAATGCTTTAGTGCTTGATGAACGACAACACGATCAGTGGAAGCTGCAATAGATTCCATGATGGTGCGTTCAATCTTAGCAAACGACAAGTCCATTTCTGATCTAATCTCTGGACCAAGCTCTTCAGGAAGATTAATATCATTAACCTGGAGTTTAAAGAAGCTGGTTTGTGGAGGTAGCAATGCAAGCATAAGTTTACTTGCAAGCGTCACCACACCTTTGGCTCCTGTTGATTGCCAGGGAGTAGGAAGTTTAAGAGCACCTTTAGTAAAGTGCTCATCTTCTCTGATGAGATAAGGTAGAGTTAGATCTGCTGCTTGTCTAGCACTATTTAGAAACTGGGAACGGTCTGAAGACAATCTGTCATAACTTGATTTAGCAGTCATTAGAGATTAATCATTGAGGATTTAAAACCAGGCATTTGAACGTCTCCGCCAATACCCATGTAAGTAGGTCTTTTAATTTTAAATTGATCCTTTCTTCGTTTAAAGGATTGTGTACCAGCAGTTTTAGGTGCCTCAGAGGCTTGCTGGATTTTTAGGTTAGCTGCTTGAGTACCTCTACCTTGGTTTGCAGCGGCAACACGTTTTGTTACAAGAGCTGCAGCCTGAGCTGCATTAAACTCGTCTCTTGCTTTTCTAGATTCAGCTAGTAGTGATTCAGTTTGAGCACGATATGCGCTTTGAGCTTGATTGATTTGAAACTGTTGAGCTTCAAATCTTTTTTGCATTACTTCTCTTTCTCTATCTAGTGCTGCTTTTGCTTCACGTTTTCTAGCACGTTCTGCTCTTTCGCGCTTACCGCGAGCGTCCATCCATAAAAACATTAGTTTTCCTCCATATAGTTAATGATCCACTCAACAACACTGCGTTGACCGGACCTGTACATAATCTTTTCCATTGTATCTTCAGGGTTAAAGTTTGTTGGTGGGAATGATTCTTCTAATGCAGCTACAAGTCCACGGGAATTCATCCCTAGAACTTCAAGCGTATTGGGGGAGATTGACATTACTATGCTCGAAGAAGGCAGGCATTCTAGCTGATTTAGTTGCCGAAAGTTCTGGGGCTTTGCCCTCATACATTAAGCGATCACTAGAATCCAGCCAAAATTTTTTATCCAAATATTTATCAGTAGTATTACTACCTAGGGGTTGCATTACCCAATTGATAGTTGCCTTACGGAGTTTATCAAGAGAAGGACTGATAGTAAGCCCCAGCTCCCGACAAACAAGGCTATTGGCAGCAACGTGGATTTGTTCATCTCTACTTATATCCGCACTGACTGTTCGCATTCCAGCGTCACCATTAAAGCGGAAGAATGGTAAAAGAACGAAGAAAATTGCACGTTCGGCAACCATCGCTTTGAGGATCGTATGATCAGGATGCGTAGTCCAAGCTTCCCTGAGCCGGAGAGCTTCCGATTCAGCTTTTTCATCAACCCCGTAAGCATTGGCAATGTAGCCAAGTGCCAGGTCGTGATTTTCCTCGTCGGTGATATTTGATTCCAATAACTCCCTCGATAGTTTTGGTACGTCGGTAGCCAATCCATCACGGATAAAATCTCCCACAGGTAGTTCCATATGTCTTAAGGCAAGTGCACGGAGTACCGCCTGTTCCGCCCCTGCCTTGCATGATCCGGCAGTTGTCTGGACTGGTGTCCATTTTCTTTTTCTGTTTAATAGTTTCTCGTAAGGGTTCATTCTTGACAATCACATGTAAGTTCTTCATTTAAAATATCCTCTAAATAATTTTCAACATCTTCTGCATCTAATGCAGCATATGCGTCGGATTTATCTTGTGTATCACTCATAACTTGAAGTGAATAATAGAGGCTTGTTTGCGGGGACCGTAGCCACTCTTCCACGAACGCATTGTCGTAGGTCACCATATCACTCCATGAGTTGAAGCTATAACCGTGAAGAAGCCCTGTGCGATTTAGTAGAGTCATGATGCCATCAGCAACACGTTTGTAAGCTTCCCAGCCTACCTCAGAGGCGATCTCTACGTCACCATAGTTGTAAGTTTGTACTCCGAAAGTACCTGAGTCGCGATCGACTGTCTGCGAGATAGGTGGAGCGATTTCTGGTGTGCTAGTATAGCCATCCAAATCCACGCTTCTATAACTGCAACTGGCGGTTGGAGCGATAGCAAAGGCTCGAACCATATTATACTCGCGAGCGATCGTGGCTGCTTGGTTAATTCCTGAAGCAATTTGAAGGACAAGTTCATAAGCTGCCGAGCGTATAGTTTCGTTGTTGTTGTACTGTTCTAATGCACGACCAAATTGATCGTATGTTACTCCGTACCTCCGTAAGAGATTTGCGAGGCCAAGCATTCCGAGTCCCACTTGTCTATCAACTTCAGGCGGGAGGTATTCTCCAGTATCTCCGACAGCTGTCCTACTATGTAGGCTGCACAACTCGGACATACCTTCAACAAATGCTCGTGGGATGTCGTCGAACTCACAGGCTCCAAGACTGATATGTTGTAATAAACAGGTACCTCGTGATGGCAGGTATACTTCGAGACAGACGTTACCTCTGATGCGATTTCCTTCATTGTCATATTTTACTTTGTTGAGCCAGATGTCGCCTGATTTGATTCCATATAATAGGTCTTCCTTGAACGTACAATCCTGCCACCACTCTTCAGTGATGTTGATGCATCGTTTAACCCAAGGTAGCTCGGATCTATTAGTAGTGATAAAGTCCCTAGCATCAGGATGGGATAGGTCAAGGTGCAAAACAATGGCACCATTTTTATAAATCCCACCACGTCGTAGTATTTCATTTAAAGAAGAGTAAATTTTACCAAAACTTACAGGACCCGAAGCAGTAACTCCAGACTCTCTTGTGTAACCTTTAGGGTCAAGTTTAGAGAGATGAATAGCACAACCTGCCCCATACCTGAGGGCATGACTAGCGAAGCGCCAGCTGGCCTCAATTCCATTACTACCTTCCATCTCATTTTCAACTACAAACACTGTGCAGCTGACGGGTAGGCGATGTGTAGGATCATCGATCCATGATTGAACCCGACCTGTGCGGGAGATATAGTTAGTCATTGAGTAGATCAGTTAGATTTGGAGGTTTGTAGTTTGGTCCCTTTAAGACCTTACCGTCTGCACGGTAGATGGGTCGAAGATTTTCATCTAGTTTAGACATATTTGATTTATGGACACGATCCATAGCTTCGTCTAGATCCCAGCCTTCGTTAGCAGCAAACTGATAACACACATAGACAAGATCGCAAAGTTCTTTTAATTGAGCTTCTTTTTCTTCAAAATAAAAAGCTTCGTGAAACTCTGACCATTCTTCATCGATCAAAGATTTCTGGGTCATGCTTTGTTTCGGACCAGTCGGAACAAAATAAGCTTCCCGGAACTCTTTGGCTTGATCTAATAGAGTCGTCCTGTGTGTTTTCAAGTTCATTTTCTAGATAGTGGATTGCTTTTTTAAGATCAGAAACCGCACTATCTTTATGACCAGCACGGCAAATATATTTTATTGCACAGCCAAGGTGATAATTAAGTTCCTGGTCTCTTATGAAGTCCCAGCATTCGATGGTGCCTCTGGTGTAGTAGGCAGGTGATTTGGCCATTGTTTTACTAGGTTGGATACGGTGTTAGCTAAGGCAAAGTTTTGACGTTGTAACGCCATGAACAATGTAATGATATCTTTTTTATCAGCTTTTGGTAGTAAGTCTTCAAGCCTTCTTATCTTGAAGTCCTGTTCCACTGTCAACTCTATAATCGGAGGAGGGGGTAAAAAGGATGGGTTGTTTTGCTCTCCAGTCATAATCATTTGTAGTAAGGATCTTTGCAAGTCTTGCGTTTTGTAGTGCAATGTCTTCACCAAGATCCTTCTCAGCAAAAGCATCAACAACTGCTTTCCAAGTGTAGCCTTTGTCTTCAAACAAAGCAACTGCCCGTTTGATTCCAATTCCGGGCACGCCGGAGTAGCCATCGGTTTGGTCCCCTGCAAGCGCCTGTATAAGGTGCCAGCGTTGTCCCTCTGCCTCTTCCACATTCATGATTTCATCCATGTTGTAGAGCGTTCCAGGTATCTGTCGCATGTCCTTGTCAGGGCTAACGATAACATTACCAGGATATTTCGTAGCGTAGATACCCATACTATCATCTGCTTCAAGAGTCGGTAGTATTACTACTTCGTACTCATCTTTGAGAGCATTGATAACACGTTTGTATCCACAAGGCTTCTTACGATTACGATGACCTTTGTAAGCTGGCATGATCTCTTTACGAAAGTTAGCACTATCACTAAAGAAAAGCACAACCTCGGGAACATCCCACATGAACTTGTTTTTAATTTTATTTAGTTCACGTTTGACTGATGCGTATGCTTCACTGAATTTGCTGACAACTAGGATTACATCATCACCAAAGTCAACTTCTGACTCTGCACCGGCACAAGCCTTGTAAACGATGTAGTCTGCGTCAACAAATAACTTCATTTACCTTGGCCTCTATATTTCTTTTTACCTTTGCGTGGCTTACTATGCAAGCCGTTACCTTGACGGGTTTTCTTTGATGTAAACGGGACTACGGTTTGTACTCCCATCATTGATTTACTTCTCATTAGTGGGTTTCACTCCAGTTGTTTCCGATTTTTGCTTCGGCGTCGATTTTGATTCTGAGGTTGTAGTATTCTCCAGCTGCGAGACTGCTAAATACCAAGGATGTTGATAAGTCAGCTGTTTGTTCAGGGGAACACTCGAATTGCAATTCGTCATGTACAAAGGCTAGTTGAGAACAACATAAATTTAATTCTTTAATGTTTTGTTGGTTGATAACCATCCAACGTTTTGCCAGGATGGCGGAGTTACCCTGAAGGCAGTAGTTTAACGCTTTATGCGGGCTATCCACCATAATTTTTCTGCCATCGATAGCTTTGATAAATCCTCTTTCTGAAGCTGTCTTGATAGCCTCCAAGAGTTTATCGAGTCCATCAATCGCATCAATGTAGGCCGCTCTGATTTCCTTACCTTTTTTCTTGGCATCTTTGGATGAAAGAAGTTTGTCATAACTGTGTCCAATTTTTTCGTCACCTGCACCGTATAGAAACGCATACGTTACGGTTTTAACAAGCTTTCTAGATATTCCTATCTTGTCAGCATTGACTTGGTGTATATCTCCGTTGAGGAGGATGTCTGCGTATCGTCCGCCATCATACTTGGCAAGGAAATGAGATAACATACGTAACTCAATCCCAGACAAATCAGCAGCGACCATAACTTGACCCGGAGATGGTAAGAAAAGCTCTCTAAATCTTGAGTCACTTGGGACTTGGGCAAGGTTTGGGTTTCGATGAGCACATCTAAAAGTTGAAGTGGCGACAGAACAATGATGATGTATCCTACTAGCACTCGTACATAGCTTCAGCCACGCGTTCGCGCCTTCGGATATCATTCCAAGCATCTTCGTTATCGTCAAAATCCGCAGGAATGCAAGGGCAGTCGGGCTCCCTATCTCCTTCAGTATCGGTTCGTCTATGATAGGCTTCCCAGTAGGTGTCTTCTGGGTGGGATTCCAGCCATGAAATGTTTGCAGGATCCATGCTATATGATCTCGTGATGTAGGATTTAGTTCTTTAAGGCGTGTAAGTGGAGCGTCTTTGACATAGCCTTGGGTCCGATTATCTCGCTTAGGAGTAAATACTGGTCCGGCAACGTAAGGATGCCTGTCACGTAGTAGTTGATAAGTTTCTTCAAGCTCTTGTCTGAGAGTTGATGCAAGTTTCCATGCAGCGCGTTCATCAAAGTACCATCCATGTAGTTCTTGTTTGGTAAGGATTTCGGCTGCTTCATGTTCTAGCGTAATCCATTCAGGTATGGTTGAAAATGGTTCCAAAGTTTTCTTGTGACAGTAACGTCTTGTATCATGTAGTCTTCCATTTCTGGAGACCATTCTTTCCAATCGGTATCTTTACAGTAATCACCTTTAGCTTCGTCAAGGCGGTAACCCCAAGCAGCTAGTGAATGTGACCCATAAAGTTTAAGTGGCATACCAGTCCATGTCTTTTGTTTGTCAATCTCTATTAAGTTCGGGTGGTAAAGACGGCTAAGCAAAAGAGTATCCAAGCAATCACCAATACGTCTAAACCATGGATAAAACTTATTGATGATGCTAAGGTCATAATTAATAATGTTATGACCGACAATATAATCAGCGTCTTCGAGTAATTGGATACCGCGTACAATAGGTTCCGTTGCTGGTCTTTCTGTAGCTGACGTAAACGATTGATCATTGAATACCATCGTTTTTTCAACTTCGGTATCGTAAATACAAAGACAGTGGATTTTGGTAGCATCATTTAACAGTCCGTCTGTTTCTAAATCAAATAATAGCATTCAACGTCCTTGCCATTGATAGGTTTTATCAACAAACTTAGCACGTTTCACTGCCTCCTCAGTAGGAGGATTAGGCTTATGCAATGTTAAATCAATACGAAACTCTGTCCCTTCTTTAATGAATTCTTCATTCATGGCTTCATAATCAGAAATCTGTTGTGGCGTCAAACGCTGCTGGTTCTGTAGTTTCATTGAATTTACAAGTGGATAGGTTGTAGTTTAATCGACAAGCAATGCCTGTTTCCCCAGAGTAGCGATTCTTGAGAACTCTAACAATTGTATCAGAGTGTTTAGTTTCACTCTGTTGATTTCTTTCGAGTCCAATAACTGCATCGCTAAGTTGAGCGATTGCCGCACTTCCTCTAAGTTGTCCGAGTGTAACACGTGCACCTTCTTCATGGTTTTGATCGGATGATCCTCGTTTTAAATGTGATACTAGAAATAGTACAATGCCAGTGCGTTCAACAAGTGAACGTAATCGGGTCATCGTTTGGTCTATCATCCGCCTCTCATCCCCATCAAGACCACTCATAAGAATGGATAGGTGATCAAGAAAGATAATCTTACAATCAAGTCCTGAGGCTAGGTATTCAATCCTGTTATAAATAATATCAGGATCAAAACTACCAAAGCCATCGAAAAGATAAAGGTTCCAGTTATTAATACTGGAATCAAACGCTTTTGTAAGTTCGTCATGGCTGTGTTCTCCTAGTGCTAGGTTGTTACCTACAGCAGCAGACATTAAACCTAAAGCTGTACGGCGGTTTGACTCTTCAAGTGCCAAGTATCCAACCCGTTCTCCGTTCGATAACAAGTGAGCAGCCAAGTCTCTACAGACGGACGACTTTCCTTGGCCCGATCCTGAAGTAATCGTGACAAGTTCTCCGCGCCGAATCCCGTGAAGCTTTGATTGAAGTCCTTGAAATGGGTAGTCATAATCAGCTGGTGGTTGTGGTGTGGTAACTAATTCAAGTAAAGATTTAGCATCTACAATACCATCGGGCCTGAATTCCTTACGTTTAAAGAATGCATCATCGATAGCCTTGTAATCACTAGCCTGTAAAGCGTCTGATAGGTCCTTGTAAGCCTCTAGACGGGCTATGTAAGCCTTGCCAGGTGGTAAGACACTAGCAGCTTCTTCAGCAGCCTTTTGGCCCGCTTCATCTGCATCGAACCAAAGCACGATTTCACTATAACCTTGAAGGAACTCCAGGTTTTTCTGGACTGCTTTCTTAGCTGATGCAGCACCACTGGGTAATGATACCACAGGCCAAGTTGGAAATAGCTCTGCATAAGACACACAATCTAACTCACCTTCTGTGATGATTATGCGCTTACCACTACTGCCCCATAAATGTTGACCAAAGAATGTACCAGGTGTTTCTCCTTCATAAGTAAATTGTTTGTCTTTGGTTTTAATCTTAGCACCTTTTACAATGCCAGATGGATCGTGATAGTAAAACCTTAACTTGTCCCCATCACGATACACTTTAAATTTCTCACAAGTTTTCTGACTGATCTTGCGTTTCTGCAACCGTTCGGCTGAGCCTTTGATCTGCACAATAGAGTTAGTGTGAA